ATCAGATGTTTCAAACAGAATACATTTTGCATCAAGAAGCCGTTCGCCTTCCGGAAGTTCACTTCGACTTTTTCCATCAAGAGGCTGAATACTTCCAAACTCATTAGGGAAAGTATTATCTGAACCAGGGGTATAAATACCCTTAACCCTGATACCTGGATTCTGCTTGATCAAAGTGAATTGCTCTATAGATGCCTGGTTTCTTAACACGGCCTTACTTGCATTTTGACCGATCTTATAAGCCATCAGGTAATCACCTTGTGAGTAATAGATTTCTTATACAGCTCATGAATACCAATCAGAGGATTGCTTGATTTCTTTGCTTTCTTCGTTTCCTCCTTGTTTTCAGGAGTTCTCAAAGTAACGATTGATTGCTTAATAGCACCTTCCATTTTTTCACCGATCAAGCCGGCCAATTGTTTATCAACGACCATTTTTTGAGGGTCAACATTCTTTTTGATCATTCCCGGTATTGTTTTTTCAAGTTTCTTAATAGCGTTTCTAATTGCCGGCCTCTCTGGAATATCTACAGTTCCGAATTCATTCCATGCGGCAACTGCGGCAACAAAAGTGCCATCCGGATATTTCGCACTGGCAAAAACACCGGCCTCAATTGCTTTGACACCACCTTTTCCGGCTCCATCAAAAAACTTTTTTAGCTTTTCTCCACCCTCAAAAGTTACATCAACCATTATGCAACCCTCACGCTGAACCGTTTACCTGGACATGAATTTCTTAAAATAACATACATCCGTCCGTAGGGATTGGTAGTATAAAAAGAGTCATCCGTCCCGTCCTGGGCCATTGATTTAAAAGAAGCACTCACGCTTTTTGCTGACTCGCTTGCAGTTTCCCGCGCTCCACCACCGTCCACGCTTCCACCAGAACCACCCACACCACTTTCATCATTGATAACATAAATATGGGCAGCAAGATAAACGGTTGCCATCTCACAAATGGCGTGAATGATGATAGCATTATTTAAAAACAATGTTATCTCATCATCAGATTTGAGATTAAACTCAGGGAATTGATCCCTGAATATGGGGAGTAGTTCGTCGGCTGTCATGCTTAAGACTCTTTTTGCATTTCTTCGAACTGCTGTTTTTCATCTTCCGTTAGAGGACCGTATAATTTTTTATCCTCTGAATCCATTACCCAGAATTTTCCGGCACCACGATGTTCAATGGTATGGGCTTCAGGATCGAAAACAAATGGCTTGTTTGGTATTACATCGTTTTTTTCGGTGGCGCCGGACCCTGAATCACCTTTTTTGAGAACCTTGATTTGATCTTCAAGGATAGATTTTCCCTTTACGAGATCAGACACCTTTTTCTCAAGAGCCTTAAAAGATGCTTCCATCTCTTTCCGAAGTTTGGCTTCAATCTCTTTTTTAATTACAGGCCCAAGATCTTGCCTTGCTTCGGAAAGAGCCTGTTCTTTGATCAAGTTGCGCTCTGTGGCCATCCGTTTTTTCAAATCACCATCCACGGCAAACAAAGTGGTGTTGTACAATGCCGCTCCGGAAGGTGTTTTACAAAAATCCATTAATGCCTGTTCGTTAACATCGGTATTCAGACCTCTCTGACAAAGGATTCTGCCGACATAAACCGGGTTTCCTTTATTTTTTACTTTAATCATACCCATAGAGACCTCTTCATCTTTCACCATCAAAAATTAAATTGCATCAAAATATCTCATCACTGTTGGGCGCTTCACATTCAGTCCGCTGATTTTGTACTCCATTGGTGCATCAACGCCGTAATGAGTCTCAACCATCCGGATCACACGAGGCTGAATAGGCATAGCCATCTCCATAATCCTGTCATGATTAAATCCAAACAGACACCTGTCAGTTGCGCCGGAACCGGCACCAGCCATTTCCGCCACGGATTCCATCTTCAATTCTTGGCCTGTTCTCCGTGTCCATTGATTATTCACCCGAACATATTCCCAAACGGTTTTTGACGCATCGGTAGCCAGTTTGGTATCACCAATGAGGGTTTCTTGAGCAAGCGGAAAATATATGGTCAAGCCTGTTTTAATAATCCTGCTCATGACTTCAGCTGACTGTGAAATAATATCAGACACGCCATCAAGAATGAACTTGACCATTTCATCAGCCGTCATGTTTGCAATTGTTTTTGTACTGTTTGCCGCTGGTATATCAGCCTGGTTAATAAGACCTGTGAAACTCCGGCTTGCATCGCCTTCCAGACCTACGATCTCAATATGATCAAGACAACCTTCTGTCCCGGCTTGGATCGAATGAGTATCAAGAGGAATTCCGGCAAAGGCCGCGCCTCTAACATCCTCAAGAGTCCAAGAAGGAATGATCCCGGCATATTCCAGCGCATAAGGTACGTTCTGCATGGATGCAGATGCCCTGTTTGCATCCTTCCCGGAATTGTCAATGAATTTGCCAAGGCCGTATTTGTTAGCAACCTTGTAGCTGTAAGTCGTTGCGCCTTCCGGAATCGTGGTTATAATCGGAAAATAACTGTCAAGCCTGAAATCCGTATACAGGATTTCTTCAACCATAGCCTGGATTGCTTGAAAGTTATTTGTTACGAATCCCAAAGCTTGCGCCGATGCTTCGATGTCGTTCAAAGGCACTTTGACAGGATTGTGTTTTGATGGCAATGCGTTAAAATCATGTACCAACCCCCTGGTTTTAAGCTGATAATTATGAGCGTCAAGCATTTTTTTTGCCGCCATATCCTTGTAAAATTGATAATCCCTTTCGGTTTGTCCTAAAATATCAGGCATTTTTTTAACTCCTTGTTTAAATATTATGTATTAACAAACGCAAACGATTCAGCCTATTGGCAAAACTTAGGACACGTCAAGAACCAAGTATGTGATATGAACTTCCAGAACTGAATCATCAGAAGCGTTACCACCGAATTCGCCATCTCCATCATTGAAGAGGGCAAGATTTTTGTTCGCAACATCAGCCAAGGCATCAACGGCGTCTGCAATTGGTATTGCATTAATAACAGTATCAGCTGCCTGATCAATGAAACCAGTACATTCAATCGCACCGGTCACGGGTATAGCTGACCCGCCATCATATTCGATCACAAGGTTATCATCGCTTTCAGTGAAAACCTCTGAGCCATAGTCTAAAACGAAAGTGGCAGATATCAGCTGAATCAGGGTGTTTGCTCCCTGGGCTGCGACAAGTTCGAACGGTGTGGCTCTTAATTGTTTTACATCGGCTGCGGGAATTGGCACTATTATTGTAGTAGGCGCAAAGTCTGCAACTACTTTCAGCTGAGTGTCAAGCAATTCATCGGCATCCGCAAGGTCTGTGGCTGCATCAATGTAGTTCGTTCCAACCGGTGAAATATAAGAGCCATCAGTATCAAGCCCGGCCCCGGCCTGTGTAGCGTCAAGCTCTGTTTGAAGATCATCAGTGGTCGTGGCATCGAGCGCGACAAATGCATATGAGACAGAAGGAACTCTAATTTCTACTATTGCACCGTCAGCAACCGTTTTCCCCGGATCAACATAAAATTGAAAAGGTTTCTTTCTCAGATCGTCAGCGGTCGCAGGGCTCGGAGTATATTTGATCCATTTCTCTGTTGATTCGTTATAAATCGCTGAATCCATAGACAGAACAGTTTCACCGGCAATAGCAAAAACATGCCCGAATTCAACCAATGGCACAATTACACCAACCGCGAAAACAACTTCTGAAATGTTGTTTGTTGATGGGGCTCCGATAGCAGTGTTGAGCAAATTCTTGTTGAATCCGACAACATGCGTGACAAGCTTTCTTGTCGCTGCATCAACCGGCAAAATCCAATCGCTTCCGCTCACAAAATAAACACCCATACCAGGCTTTAATTCCACACCGGCAACACCTTGATCGATGTTATAAGGTGCACTGACTCTGGAAATTTCTCCGACTTGCCCACGCTGCTGGTGGTATGTAAAATTTCTTTGAATCATGTCAACCATGTTATGCCTCCAATTTTATATATTAAATTTTTAATCTTTCAGTTGCGTCCGTGCCTCAATAGCGGACATAGGCTCAGACAATGTTACACTATCTGATTTCTTCCAATCCTGATTGATAAATTTATCAGCCTCAGACCTGTCCTTTGTAACCATATCAAGAAGGCCGCTCAGGTAATCGTCTGATTGATCTTTCATTTGTTCAGGCTTGACACCTACAGATGACAATGCTTTTTCAAGCAATTCCCTGTCAGTGGCATCATGAATTTTGAAGTCCTTATCAGTGATATATGGTTTCACGCGATCCAGAAGTTTCGATCTTGATTTTATACCATCTTGGATTTTGGCGTCCATGACTTCCGGCGTGATCTCTTCGGGGGGAGGATCGTTCACATCTTCAGTATCGCCCGAACCTGATTCCTGCGCTGCGGCTCCCGACATTCCGGCAGCAATTTCTTTTGCAAGGGCTCCAAGAAATTCAGGTGTACCTACCGCCTCTTCAAGCTGGGGTTTTAATTCGGCAACCAAAGCGGGGATCAAAGCGGCCATATCAATGTCTTTCAAAAACGCCTTACTTAAAATGTTTTTTTCATCGGTTAAGGCCTCGACAAAGGCAACAATATCGCCGACATCCTCATCCTTTGCGTCTGGCATGAATAGTTTGATTTGATCCTCAGAAATACCGGCATCCCTGAGAGCTTTAAGCATTTGTTTTCTGGTCATAGTATTAGCTCCTTGATCTAAGATTTTTACGCTATCGCCACACCGCCCTTCCGGGACAATTGCCAAATGGTTGTTTAACATTGGACCATCCATTCGGTAAAAATATTTCTGACTGTTGAATGATCCTTCTTCTGAAATTATAAATACATCATATCCTAAACTTAACTCTTCAACTTCTCTTCCAAGAACTTGTTTGACCACGGCATCATCAGTGATTTGGATTGATGCACCGAGCGTTTCTGAATCAATAGGTTCTACGGTTTCCCCGACTGATCCAATCGATAACCGGGAATGATTTGTCGAATCAATATCCTGTTCCGGATGCAACAAAGCAATCGGTTTCATTCTCAAACTTGCTGCTGTTTCAGGATGGAAAACAGTTTCCGGTGGACGAAAAACCCCAATAGATTCATCAGAATCAATACCAAAATCTCTGGCACAATACATCTGAACGCCCACTTTTGTTACCGCAGCAGTCGCTTTCAAATATCCTTCAGGTGTCAATTCCCTTGTCGACGTTATGGGAAGGACCACATTATCAGAAAAACGAACTTTGCAGTCTTGAAAATCTCGGAGTTTAAACCGTTTCTTCATTGTTCAATTCCGTCAATAGTTTTTGAATCTGCTCATCAGACATATTGTCATAACATTCCAAGAGATAAAATTTTTCATTCGGAACTATACTATATCCATCATCATCTGCAAGGCCATATTTCATTAAAACATCAAGGGCGTATTCCCCGGTGGACATATTTCGATGCTCGAAAACCCTACCCTCCGGAGGGACCTGTATAATTTCACCGCCATACATTTTATAAGGCTCTTTAACCTCACGGCTTGGCATATACTGTTCAATTAATCCAACTAAAGCATCAAGAATTTGTAAAGTCTCTTTTGTTATTTTTTCAATCATTTTTCATCATTCTCCAACTTGGTAGCATCATGTATTTTAACTATAAATTTGTGAAAAGCACTACCAACACTATCAGCAAAAAGAACATTGCAAACCGTTTCTGGATCAATGTCCTTATAAGAATAGGATAACCGATTTTTGAACGTCACTACCAAAAGTTTAAATTCGATATCGTATGCAATTGATTTTATATTCGAACTTTCGACTAAATATTTTTTCATTATTCTACTTGTTCTGTTATTATCTTAGGTTTTTTTATTTCTTTCGCAATCGATGTTTTGGTTGCTTTTCCTGAAAGAGAAGCCATGAAAGCAATTAACACCAAAGAGACTGCCCCGTATACAATTAATTCAAGTATTCTTATTCTCACATTATGTGCCTTGCTTGGTAATGTGGCAATTGATATTTTTAAATTTGATATATTGTCAGTGATTGATACCTTGAATTTTGATATATCTGTAGCAATACCATCAATTTTATCATGAATTCTCAAAATAGCATCATAAACCTTATCGTCCATTACGGCGAATCAGCATGAACATTAGGATCATCTGGCAAACTATATTTAATCGGCTTGAACGTATCCTTACCGGCTAAAACTGAATGGACTGTCAAATATCTGTCAGTCAATCCACGCCCTTGAACGATATTGTTTGCTCCTGAAATTACAAATGAACCGGCCGGAGCAACGGAAGGAAGTTCAGTCCAGTCGACCAATATATTAATGCCGTCAGATAGCTTATACTCAAGCAAATCAATAGATGACACAGGGTTCCCGTCCACATCTGTAAGAGTATAATTAATCGTGATGGTTTGACCTTCATTTACGCATTCTAAAAACTGAATCGTGCAAGTCATTTTACCCTCTAATTACGTCGGGTCTAAAACTTCATGATCCCATGTAGGAAATGTAACTGTTCCACCATCAGTCAACGACTGGCTTGTGCATGTCGTTATGTCGATAATAACAGTTGCGAGCGAAAGGATAACATGAAGTGCGGTCCCTGTGACCAAAATAGAAACACCAGTTTTTTCAGCCATAGCAACTTTTCTTCCGGATACATCGCCGGCACTGATCGTGTAATCATTACCATCACCTGGTGTCATGGCTACATTAGCGAGTGAGTTTGACAAATCGCCAGGCGTAGAAACGTCGCTCGTTACATCCATTCTTGTGGCCGTGGCAACCTCGTCAAGCAACACATCAATCGTATCATCAGGAACAAATTTACCCACCTTTCACCTCCTGTATTTTTGGATCAAGAATCAAAGTGATTTTTATATTCCCATTCTCAAGTTTTTCCTGGGTTTGATTTATGATCATGGATTTTAAACGCTGTCCGATACTTTTGACAGAGACATCCTGAACACTCGATTTTTGAGTTACATTTTGAATTTCGAGAACAACCGGTTTTATATCGTTCATTTCGATAAATCAGTTAGGATGTTGTCAGACACCATAAATTCTTTTGTATGGTCGTCGGCATCTGAATTCTTTGGATGAATAGAAAAACTCACACCCCTATCAAATGTTTTGATGACAGTTACTTCAAACTGCTTATCAACCCACTCTTCGTCTGAAAGTTTAAGCAATTCTTCTAGTGTTAAAGTCATGATTGTCACCTATTCTATTTCAAGATTTATGCCTGATTGTTTGAGTTCAAGAGATATACCTGGTGCCTTTAAAGTCAACGTTATTATCACCTTTCCTTCGAATAACGAGAAGACAACATTTTCAATTGTTTGACCTTGTATCAATTCATTTATCTCAAGAATATTATTCTGTGTCAAGCCAAGACTTTCAAGTGATTGATTTTGTATAATATTTGCGACCTGTAAAAGGATGCCAGTATCAAGTGTGATTTGCTCTAAAGCTTGGGTTTGATCGATCCCGGCAATATTAAGAATATTTTGCTGTATAAGATTTAACGAGTCAATATTTTGGCTTTGAACTATTTCCGCAATCTGAAGTATTGTCCCGACGCCTAAAACTATATTGTCAAGTGCCTGAGATTGATCAATCCCGTTTATTGATATCGTTGATTGTTGAATTAACTCAACATTTTCTATAGTTTGAGATTGAGAATTGCCACCTATCTGTAGAACGATTCCCACCTGCAAACTAATATTATCAATGGCTTGAGCTTGATCCATGCTATCAACATCAAGTAAATGTTGTTGAATAAGGTCGATATTATCAAGCGCCTGGTCCTGGTCAACCGCATTAATTACGAGAACATTTGCCTGTATTAGATTTAGATTCTCTAAAGTTTGATTTTGCGAACTCTCCTGAATTGATAAAATAAATTGCTGTATCATGTCTAAATTTTCAAGTGCTTGTGACTGGTCCATTCCGTTTATCACAAGAATGTTTTGCTGAACGATACCAATATTGTCAATTGATTGAGCCTGGTTGACTGGATTTATAACTAACACAGTTCCAGCACCTACCGAATATGTTCCTGATCGTATTTCATCAGCCTCTGAATCAGTAATAATATCATCAAAAATTACTATTTCATCCACGAGGCCGTTCATAACAAAACCGATCTCAAGATCTACAGCAGTAACAGAAAGACTATTTGTTGTTGCTCCATTATACGACGCAGATGACGCAGCTACATCATCCCACAATCTTAAAGTCCAATTTTGCGAAGAATCTTCGTAGGTTAAAACTGCATGATACCATTGCTGTACTGTCAAATTTGAAACCAGTTCTACAATTTCTGTGTTATCTCCGTTATTATAGCCGGCGAAAAAATTAAGCTCATTATTTCCGCTTTCGTATCGAAATATAAATGACCGCCCACCGCTTTCGAACTTATATTTTTGGATAAAGTTGTGATCAGAATCATTTTCTAAATAAAACCATAACGACATGGAAATATTTTTATTAGTATCACCACTTTTAAATGGGAACCCAGCATCTAAATCCGCATCAGCAATTAAGAAATACTCATTATTTACTTGTACAAATTCACCACTCGCAGCGCCCTCCTGAAAATCGGTGGTATTGGCAGTAACTGTATTGATATTTGTTAACGTATTGCTTCCAATAGAATCGGTTGTTAGTGCCCCTGATTCTAATCGCCAAAGTACTTTGCAATTAGGATCACCTGTGAAGTCATTAGCCATTACACATCAGCCTCTTTAAAGTATTTTATTGTTTCGATAACACCATCGCCAAGGTCTTTTTCTGCGATGACAATAAAACTTCTTGTCACTGATTTATCTGGATTTAGTCGACTACACACATCTGTTTTTACGGTATATCCTGCTTCTATTGACAAGGGTGAAGAAAGTCGCGCTGATTCACAGTCTGGGTATTTCAAATCCGATGAAGAACTTACAATCTGAATATACCTATTATTTTTTTTAAAAGCATTTTCCTGAGCTAAAATCATATTTAAAATTGTATCTTTGATTGCCATTTAACCCCCGTAGTCTCCATAACTACTGACTCTAAATTTACGACCAATTAGCTTTAAATTTACTAAATAAACTTATAATAATTTTCCAAAAACCTTGAAGCAGGTTGGTTTTTGTGGGAGGACCGTCCGTTCTATACCTTACAAAAACCTCATTTGAATAGTCAGATTCCAAAGAAGGAATCTCATTATCGTAGACAGTAATAACAAAATAATACGACTTAGTATCATCTAAGCCAGTTACCGTAGATTCAACTACATTTCCTGCATCAATAGGTTCGCCATAAACCCCAGATTCATTTCCATAATAGATTTTATACCCAGCAAGATCAGGTTCCGTATTTGCATCCCACTGAAGAGTCACATCAGCGGTAAACCCATTCCCAGCAAACATTAATAAAATTAAAGCCAAAAATAATCTTTTCATAATCTCACTCCTCTTCATTTTGTCCCTGTAACTCAGGGATGACCGGTATGGCGGTGCAACGTCAATTATAGGGTTCACCCGGATGACCGTCAGGAGGAGGGGCGATCCACAAAAAAGTTTTCCCGTTCCTGATAAAATGATCCATGTGACCCGGATTTCCATCCGGATATAATCCACCCGGAGTACCCACGACTTTTTCATCTTCTGAAGTTTGCCAAATATATGATCTGATTCCGAGATCGGTTTGCCTTGCCTTATTAAGCTGCCCGACTATTTTCCCGGTTTGATCCCTGGCAATGAATTTTGCTCTATTATTTGCGACTTTAAAACGTTTTTCAAGGGATTGAACCATAGCTTGCTGATCAAAACCTTTTTCACGGAAAATCTTTTCAAACTGTTCAACGATCTGCAAATTGAGTTTTTGAGGAATGCTTTTTATCAGTGCCACATTATCCATGACTGCCTGATTCATTATGTGACGGATATTTAAATCAGACATGAATGGATTAACATCCACGCCAAGAGCTGCCTGAAAGGATTTAATTAGATTGACTTTGTGAACTCGGCGAAGATTATCGAGAGCTACTTGTACAGTTTCAACACCAAATGATTCACCGGAAGTCATGAAAGCGAACTCTTCAGTTACTGCGCGGGTATATGCTGCTTTTATTCGAGGAACTGATTCAAGTTTGGCTTTTGTTCTGGCAAGTAGTGGGTCAAGAATGTCTTTTTTAATGGCTCTTGCATACGCTTTTTCATCCTTACGTCTTGAGCCTACACCCCTGGGATTACGCAATCTTTTAACCATTTGAGAAATCCCCCTGTTTCATATATCTTAGAATCTGTTTGTTTCTGAACGAGAGTGTTTGAAAGACTTCTCGTGAATTCGTCAATTCCCTCAATTGGTTCTTCAAGATCGTCAAAATCACCGAGTATTTCATCACCATCCATAATACCCCTGGCCTCATCTTCATCAATCAGTCCGGAATTAACAAGAGGCACGACAATTTGTGATTTCTTGAGAGCATTTTCGATCTTATCTTTTTCGCTGATATCGAGAATAGAAACGAATTTATAGCAAATCTTTTCTGGCAATCCGAGATGTTTTTCGATGACTTGGTCAATTTTGTCCAGTGGTTCGGGTAATTGATTTTCCTGATCGGACGCAACTTTTAAAGCATAATTTCTTTGCTCACCCTCGCCAGTCGACTGCATCCCTACGATTGATTTTGACCAAAATCTCGTTTCTGGAATGTCGGCAGCTGCGGATAATCTCACAGCCATTCTATCAATAATTTCATGAAGTCCGGAAAAGTTCACCTCTGTACGGCTGAAATCGTCTTCTTTGTCCATGAAATTTGTTCGATAGATAGACAATAAAGCGGTTGTAGCTGCCATCCTATCTTGTAATGACAACTCGCCACCAGTGCCTTCAAGTGCCTCTTCAAATCCATCAATCTTCATATTCTTGATCGATGATTCGCTGACTAGATGAGCGATACCTTTTGAAACATTCGAGTCCTGAAATATTTCTGTGAGGACAGGAATAATTGAAGCAACTCCCCAATCCGGATCATATGAAATCCATCCGTTATCTGAAGTCGATACCGTTCCATCAAATCTGATAACCCTGGAATGATGTACAACGATATTACCGGCATTTTTTAAGTTGATGCTATATGAAGTTGGTTTTCCGTAATTGATAGAATAGGGATTATTTTCTTTTGAAACAATAGTTGCATCAAACCTGTCAACAGTGAGAATGTTTGCAAGATCACCGGGTTGCATCGTGCTTAAGTTAAGCGGATTTTCCGGCTTGGTTTCCTTGGTCAGAATTATAAATAAACCAGTTCCATAAAGCCTACCTGACTTCATAGCCCTTGAAAGCCTTGATCTTATTTTAAATCTATTTTCTACATCTTCTACAAGCTTGACATTCTCTGTGTCCATGTCGCAAAATTCGCGCCATTTCACAAACATGTCATCAACAGGGATATCCACAAATTTGGCAGCAGCCCACGACTCAACATAGATTGTCTCGTTGAAATTTCTTGATACTAAACGGGTGGGGGCAAAGAAAGAATTGCTATTTTTATCAAGACTGGTTCCGGCTCCGGACATTGGATTTATAAAACCGCCAAATCCAAAATTATTAAAATAATTTGTCGAAACAGAACTATCTTTTTTTTTATGCTTTGACCGGTTTTTGTTTTTGGATTTTTTTTTCACTAGAATATCCTATATTTAATTAGATTATTTTCATAATACCTTCAATTATAAAAATGTCAATCTGCAAGTTTTTTTACTTTATTTTACTTTTTTTAATAAAATGTCTTGACATACGTCATTACAAATGAGATAATGTTTTTAGGTTGAGGGAAACAAATTAACTCAAAACAAAGGAGAGAGAAGATGGAAAAATTCAGACAGGACAACACAGAGGGTTACACCGACAATCAGCTCCTGGCCTTAAACGCCGAGCTTGATGATAGAAAACAAGCCGCAAATCTCGATCTCGATGACCCTGACTTGGTAGATTTTTTTGAAAAATCATTCGCTGACGAGGTTTCAAGACGATAATTGCTAAATAATCAACCACCCCTCTCCGGAGGGGATAAACTTAAAACTAAAAAGGAAAGAAAAAATGAAATTAAACAAAGAAAGAAAAATAATAGAAACAGCAGTCAGAAATGCCTGCTTTAAATTTGAGTTTCAAAATCAGTACAGGAAAGAAATTGCAAGACTTGCTGCAAGTCTTGCTGACAAAAACGGCGTAAACGTTGCAGACGCGCCGTATCTGCAGGAAATTTTCATCGATGCGATCGATGAAAATTTATAAGAATAATCAAAACCCTTCTCCGGAGGGGCAAACTTGAAACAACCTAAAAAGGAGAGAGAAGATGGAAAAAAAAATAATACATCCAGAAACACAGGAAAAAAAACAGGCATATTCTACAAGGCTAAGAGCCGATCAAATCCAATTCTTAAAAAGCTTAAATAATGCAGCAAAATGGCTTGAAAGAGTTATTGACGGAGCAACTATAGATTTGAATGTTGTTAGATTTCAATGCGCAAAATGCTCACATACGAGCAGTAAATTTAAAAAAATAAAAGGTAAAAATAATGTAATCTATTTTGTGTGTCCTGGATGCGGAGTTGATGCATCCAAGTATATGGAATTAATACAATAATTGGAGTAAAAAATGAAACCAGCCACATATAAAAAATCAAATAAAGATAAAAAAATGCGAGTCTGCAAATTAGGTTCGGCAAAACTCGCGGTAGGAAAAATTGAAAAAAATACGGACACATTTATTTTGACGTATGGCCAATTTTCGCTGATTGACGGATTAATGGCGATCCTGGACCAAACCGGACCCGCCCATATATCAATCAGCACATGGACAGCGGCACATGCACATCTTGATAAGTCTGCGGAATTATTGGCTAATTCTAATATTTTGTCATTCAGAATGATTGTTGATCGTTCTTTTAAAACGAGACAACCCAAATATTTCAATCATATGATAGAATTGTTCGGAAGCGATAGCATCCGGGAAATGCGAACCCATGCAAAATATCTGGTTATTACAAACGACGAGTGGAACATTGTTGTGAGAACATCGATGAATTTGAACGAAAATCCTCGTCTTGAGAATATTGAAATCTCAGAAAATAAAGATTTTGCAGATTTCTTTTTGTCAATAACCGATAATATTTTTCATGAAATTGAACCAGGAAAATCATATTCGCCACTACCAGATTTAAATGATCTACCGGAAAATCCGAAATTCAAAACAGTTAGTGGAAATTTTATGGAAAGATCAAGTTTACAGGAGGCTAAATACACCCATGAATTTAAAAAACATTGAAAAGGCAAAAAAAATATTACCAATTTTGACACCCGAAGTTATTGTTGAGCTACTTGCTTCCCAAATGGGAATTGCGGAAGAGGCAAGGGATAGAATAATCGAAGAGGGAATCGTTGTAAGAGATATGAAAGGATCTGTGATAGAACATCCTGCAATAAAAATTGAGCAATCAGCATTGAAAATCATCAATGATTTGCTGAAAAATAAAAAGAACCGGCATGGTTGATCACATGTTCGACCTAAGTCCTTTTTTTATATCGTTTGCATAGGCCATAACGATAGAATCGGCAAGGTTTGGACTATCGGCATCATCTGGGGCTTTGTCAACTTTAATCTTTCCAGAGCTGTCATCATACACACACTGTGACAGCTCGGAAAGAACCTTATCAATATTTTCAATTTCGCTATCAATAAAAAAACATTTATCAGGGTTTATTTTTTCACCATCAAGAAGTTTTATAGTATTTTCAGTTCTCAATTTTAAATTCCACCACGCCTGGGCATTAATTCGATGAAAGTAATCTTTATTTTTAATTTTTAATTCTTTGTGTTTTATGAAAAATCTATTCGGCCCCTTAACTTTCCCGTTGAAAAGAAAAGGAATGAATTTTTTCAAACCGGGTCCGGTTCCTGTTTGGGGACTTGTTTTTATCCTTGATAGATCCGACTTGATGCCGGCGCCGAGTCCGCCGGCATCATAATACATTGATGCTACATTATTTGTTTTATTGAGAAAATCAGCTTTTGCAGCTGTCATGTGGAGGTATTTGACTTTCCATTCACGCACAATTGACAATAAAGGTCCTTGTCTATACGCCCACGAATTCGTGTCATTTCCTTCATCTGCGACATCAAGCCCAGAATAACTCATTCCTGAAGGTTTGTAATTTATTTTTTTATGAGCATCAACACATTTTAAAAGACTCTCGTAAGATAGCACTCGATAGAATCCATAATTATCTTTCGGTTCACCATCCCAAATGTGTGGATATTTGTCATTATTATATTTTAAATCATGTAATCTTTCTTTTTCTTGTTCTTCAGATAAATGTGGATTATTTTGCCAACCAACTTTTTGAATAATTGCGTCGGACGTATCTGCATTTTTAGAAAGAAATCTTTTGTCAACCGGATCATTACGAGAATGTCTATTAAAAGAAAGCCATATTTCTGAACCTGGTTTCCTGATAGTTTTTGTTAATAAATCCCACGCTTCCTGCTTAATAGTATTTGCCTCCTCGCCCCAAAAAATATCGACATCTTCCCATCCTTTGATTGACATCATGTTCCGTTCAAGACCTTTAAAACGGAACAATGATTTTGTTACTTTATTTATTATTTGTGTTTTATGGATTAAAAACTCATCTTCCATTCCAAACCGATAAATTTGTTTTTCAATGGCCGGTTTCACGGAAACGTCTATCGATTCCATAAACTGTCGGCCACACATTATTCTTTTAAAACTCTCGGATGAAATAATAACAAGGGCCTCAGCAAACGAAAATGTTTTCATTCCATTTCGTCCGCCATAATAGATTTTATATCTTTTTGGTTTATAAAGAGGTTGGAATTTTCTATGAATGCCCAGGCGTGTTTTTATCAATTTTCATCTTTTTTGTTAAAGTCGTGAAAATCAATATAAAATCTTCTGTCTTCAACCACGACATTTAAATCTGTTTTATCTGACCACATTTTTAAATATTTTCCAAGCATGTCAAGAGCTTTGTCTATCCCAGGTATTTTATACTCAGACACAACTGGAAATGACTCTATCTCTCCGTTTTCTTTTTGCTTATCAATCATCCAAAGTTTCATGCTTTGAACAATTTTTGCATCTTCCGGGTCCATGTCATGCAGCGCAATAGGGCTACCATCAGGATTAATCATACATTGAGGATTGAATTCAATTATTTTCATAAGATTTCTCAAAACATACTGAACGTCAACCTCAACTTTATGAGTCATTTTTTTTATGAAATTATTGATATATTTTTTAACACGGTCTCTTTTAAAAAAGTCGCTTGATAGCTTATATGAAGATTCCCGTTTCCCAAACGGGTAGCCTACTCTATAGCAACGAGCCTTTGCCCATGTAGGGTTCTGTATTCTAGCATGGCAAACAATCAGTTCTTTTTCTGTCAATTCTGTAGCTAATTTTTTTTTCTTTTTTAATTTCATTCATCAACCTTAACTTTTATTCACTGTGTTGTAAAAGTTAATCAACCTCTATCGATACCGAATGTAGTACCACAATGTTGACATATTACATGATTTTGTTCAGTCATACCAGGTTTTAGTGGTTCTGGAATATCGTACGACGTTCTATTTTTACATTTTGGGCATCTTAAAAATATTGAATTCATCCTTCACCTCTTAAAACCTGATACATCTTGGTATTCATCAAGCAAATCAAACATATTGTTTTGTATGTCGATACAATATCCTATTGCATTAAGATTTAAAAATATTTCTCCACATTTTTCACACATATACCATGATGAAATATCAATAATAGCATCCTCTCCTAAGATATTATACTCCTCATTATCTTCGACTCCACGATGTCTTGTAAAAATTAAACATAGTGATTCAAGATTAATTTTAATATTACAACTGCAACATCGCCGTCGGTATTTTGTTTTAAGATTTATAAAATCTGTGGGATTAATATAATACCATCCCTCACCATCCCATTCATCACAACTACATGTTAACGGCATAATTCACCTTAAATTTTTCTTTAAAAAAGTTTTAATATAATCAATATCCACTACTGGATATTTTTTAGGTGGGGGCGGTGGAGGAGGCGGTTTTTAAAATCTTTCTCGGATTTCACAAGTATTATTATCATCAAGAAGAATACAATTTATTTGAGTATCTACCCCAACACACCCCATCAACAACCACCACCATTTCTTCTTAACTATCTTAAATTGCTCAGGATGATAGCATTTACCCTTTATGAAACAAATGCAATTTATATTTGGTCCCATAATCACCTCAAATTTTCTTCTAAAAAGTTTTTAATTAAATCAGGGTTAATATCTTTAAGTTCAGGATTTTTGCTAAGAATAATACTTAAGAATATTTTAATCCAATCTGTTTCTATCCCGGTAATAACAATCATCTTCCCGGAATCGCCCCACACTTTTGAGACTCTACCGTCCCAAATATGTGAATCTTGAGTGAAAAGAGAATCGAGCAACGCTTTTTCCATATTGTCCTTATCAGGAGTTTTTTGACATGACGTATGCCTCATCTTATCTCTTTTTCTATAATTCCAACCTAAGGGCATTTTTAGAACGAAGATAACGTGATAACCACTTTCGGGTAGGTAGACACCACCTTCTCTTATATCGTCCTTAAATCGGTAGTACTTGGCCTCCCGTGGTGTAGTTTTCCACTTACTTGATCTCGTTTGTCTCGGTTTTGCAACTGGCTCAATATCGTATATTTTGAATTCCATCCTTAAATCTCCTTTGTTAAACTATTGGAAAGATTAGATAAATCAACAGAATTTTCAATATTCCCATGCACATTTTCGGCTATTTTAAGCATTTGCTTTTTATCACCAACATATTCAATTTGTGGTTTTATATCTTTCCCATTCGATTGGTTTTGAATCTCATGTAATCCGGAAAGATAGCCTTGATGTTTTATGTTTTGTTTCGCATATGCAGAATATATCTTTGAAAAATCTTTTTGAAACCATTTTTCTTGATCAACCATAAGTTCGGTACACATCTGAACCCAGCCACCAAAGCCCGTACTAATAACAGCCATTGTCACAGGATCATCAAACGCAATAGAAGTATATGAGCCTTTTTCTTTTATTGCTTTCAAGACTATTCCTGCCTGAACAAGACCTATTTCATCAAGACTTACACTGCCGGATATGCTTTCGATAATATCAACAGGCTTAGGAAAGAATCTACATGTGACAATTGATTGATTTATCGACGTTTCTATTTGATCAATTGTGAAATTTTTAAACGCCTCTAAATACATATTTAGCAAGACTTCTGTATATTTTTTGTCAAACATTTCGCACATGCCTGTGAATAGTTCCAAGAATCGCTGTTCGCCTTTTTCAGTTTTCATTTTCTCCTTTCTCCTTTCGAATTTGTTTTCTTTTTTCAAGCCATTTTTTCCCAACTTCGATATTGTGAGCTGTTGTTTCTGAATATTTAGAATCACCCTTTGGCATTTTCAGCCATAGTTGTGAAAATTGCTTTCTTAGTTTTAAAGTAGAGAGAATGTTATTTTGCCAAAAAGAATCTGCCTGACACCACCTGGTTACTTTTTCTATTTTTTCAACAGTTCGTTTGTCCATCCGAATCATTCTTTCGATATGCATCGACCATTTTTGCAAATCAGGGATTTTAAAGTCTGGATCTCTGTCCATTATTTTGTCTAATAAAAGTTTAGAAAGTCTGATTTCTTCAGAGTCAGACGTATATAATTTCTTTTGTATAGTTTCTTTTGTAATAGTTTCTTTTGTGGGTGCAAGAAATGGAACATCTTTTACCGTTTCTTGCACTACCTCTTTACCGTTTCTTGCACCACCCCCTATTTCTTGCACCACCCCACTTTTGTTTTTAGCGTAATAATTCCTGCGTGTTTTCAATACATTATCATATTGGTTGGATTTTTCTTGCACCACCCATTGAGCATATTTTTTATTAAAAGATATCTCATTAATATCATTCTCGTTGCTTGATTTTCTTGACTTCTTGATTATAATCATTTTTTTAGTTTCAAGATTTTGCAATGCGTAAATTATAGTCCTTCGAGAACAATTAGTCATTTTTTGAAGTTGGGATATACTTATTTTGTCTTTCTTTTTATTCCATCCATACGTTTTCCTGATAATAGCCCATAAAACTTGAGCATTTGAATTTCCAATTGCCGTTTTAGCTAAAGCCTCCATGATTTCATTTGCTATTTGAGTGTATCCATTTTCTTTTTGAGGATCAGAAGAACCCATTCAATACCCCTAAGTAGATTTTTTCTTAAACCAAATCCGAGAGTTACAAGAAGGGCAAACTTTAGGTTTCCTATCAACCAATCTTGGCAACCATTCAAATCCACACCTGTCACATTTTAACAAGTATCGCTTTAAACTCTTCATTATTCTCCTATTTGTTTTGTTATGATAACGAGTATAGAGCACAAAAAAATATATTGTCAACTAAAATAAACCTTCAGTTAAAATTCTCCATGCGGTTGCAGCCACTTGAGGAACTTGGCCGTTTCCAATGGCTTTAGACCTGTCCATCCTATTGGCCAATCCATCAATTTTTCTAATAAAGTTGGATTCAGATAATAACCAACTTTCTCTGGTACTAATTTTCCTACCGCGGCACTTAAAGAACGGCCATGGGTTCCTTTCCGCTCCACTGGGCATTCTTTTCTGATTGGCTTGTAATCTTGACTTGCTCTTGGAGTTGGCAACAATCCATAACCTTTCCCTTTTGTGTGGAGCGCCGCAATTCGCAGCGGATAAACAACACCATCTTGCATCATACCCGATTTGCGCCAAGTCTGATAAAATGTTTCCGAGATATCCACAACTAATAAGACCTGGGACATTTTCCAAAAAGGCGTAAGATGGTCTGACGATGTCGATAACTTCGCGAGTGGCAGGCCACATATTTCTTTCGTCTTGGCCGGCTTTTCTTTTTCCTTCGACTGAGAATGGCTGGCATGGGAATCCCCCTGAAATAACATCAACCATGCTTTTATATCTTTTGGCATACCCATCATCGATGAATGTTTTGATATCGCCGAATATAGGGGCGATGCTAAGCAATCCATCTTTGATTCGTTGTGCAATGACTCTTTGGCAGTAGTCGTTAATTTCGACATATCCTAACGTCCTCCATCCAAGGAAATATTTTGATGCAAGTAATCCACCACCGGCACCTGAAAATAAACTTAATTCATTCATGTTATCAACCGTTACTTAAATAGTAAAAAAACTATCACACCGAGACAAAAACCAATAAATCCACCCAACGTAAACCCCAAATTAAAATTATAATACTTAGTTTTTTCAAGCTGCTTCTTGTGAATTTCTTTTAATCTCTTATTACTTTTTATGATCTGATTATATGATTCAGATTCTTCGCAAAATACATTCTGTTCTTTTAGCATATTTCCTCCACGTCGGTAGTGCCATTAAATTACTAACCATTTTCGTATATTTGAATAGCTTCAAATAAATCATCACACATAGATTCATTCAGCATTAACTGACGAATGAAATAAGCATACGTCAATAATTCAGGTACATAAGTTCTGTGCCACCAAACTAGTGAGCGACCATCTGATTTTAATTTTTTCCTGAATTTTTTTATAACAAACTCTTTGTCAATGGTTTCGTTTTTTAATTCTTTTGACATACTCTTTCTCCTATTAATTTCTATCCACAATCAATATTATCTCTTCCCTTATTTTCTTTAAATTTGTCCAATTTATTAAAATATTCTCCACTGATTTCATCTGCATCTTGACCACATTTAAATAAAACAGATAAAAAAACAGCAATAAATGTCATTATTGATACATATCCTAACAACAACCACATCCAATTATCCGAAATCCACATTATTAAATTCATATTAATTCCTTTGATTTTGTTAAAATAATTCAGTTTGTTTTAAAACTTGTTTATGTGGTGCGAATGGCTCAATTTTTGAAGTAACTTGACGGCCTTTCCCTCGCCGGACACTTATATTCGTTACATTCTTAATCTTCTTTTTGCATTTCAATGGATAACTATTTTCAATGTATTGAAATACATTATTTAATTCGGTCAAAGACATTAAATCCCTTGATTTTAAGAACTTATTTTTTATTTCACAATTTATTTGACGTGGATGATATCTATTTGCACGAGAAAAACGGTTGACATGGGTAGATATTTCTTGTCTCAATTCTGTTTCTTGTTCTTTTATTGTCTTAATCACGGGAATTTTTTCAATTAAATCTATTTCGATTTTATTAAACTCTTCGCCAAGTATAAATTTATCCGTCTGGGTAATTTCTGAATGGATAGGTGTAACTTGTTGCAACCCGAATTCATTACCATCTTCATCGCCTTCCTCATCTTCAGTTACAGTTTCATTTTTAATAAAATTCTCAACAGCTGCTATTTGCTGCTTCCTAATCATATCAACAACTTTTTTAAATTTACGATCCATAGGCGCAAACACATAGCATTTTTGAGATTCATAACTAAGCCCGCACGACCGGTCGATTCTTACGCCCCTGGCTAACATTTGCTCAATCCATTCGCGCGAACGAATGTTCGTAAGAACGCATATATGGGTTATGTTTGGAACGTCGAGGCCCTCATAGGCCATTGCGATAGTCACAAGACATTCAATTTGATTTTCTTTAAACTGTTTAATTGCTTTGTGAGCTTCAGAAGAATTGTGGCTTGTTGCTATTTCTGCAACTAATCCTATCGATTTTTTCAATGCAAAAAGAACATCCTTCGCCTGTTCATAGTCCGCAGTTACGACAAGAAGTTTTGAAAGTGGATTTTTTCTTTTAATATACTGCCAGTGGTTGACACATTTTCCTAATAAATCAAACGCAAACTCTGAGTTAAGTGCCGTGTACAATGCCTCTGTAACAATTTTCGGAGTTCTTGCAGTGGAAAAAGATTTAATACTTGATACTTTTCCATTCAATCTTTTCCATTTGAATTCGCCATCCGATAAATGAAATTCAATAGGAAGGATGGCTTTTTCTCTTAAAGCATCGGTTCTGCTATACATTATCATTCGTGAATCTTCTGAATTTCTAAAGTGCGGACGTAGCTTCTTATAGTCGATATATGCTATTTCTTTCTTGTCGCCACGACCGAGAGTACCTGTCATCTTAATTAGAAATGTTGCCCTCTGAACAATAGGATCAATTGCATTGTGCCACAATCCGTCTTTTTCAAGATGATGTGGCTCATCCAAAATGATGATATATCTTTTTGAATTAACTTCACGCAAAACAGTATCGTGTTTATCGGCTACTATCGCCTGGTAAGTCGTCACAAAACCATTTGTATCTCGACATGGATTAAACTCATTTGTTGATGATCTTATTGTGCTATTATGATTAAACATTTGTTTAAAAAATGGATCAAGGAATCCACGTTCTCCTTGATCCTGCAAAGCCGATCTGGGCACTACCCATAAAATTGAATCCGCGAGACCGGCCTTTATTAATTTAGTTGCCTGGATCGGAATAGAGCTTTTCCCAGCTCCAGGCGTCGCAATTATATCAACAATCTTGACGCCAGAACCTTCAATAATTCCGTCTATTATATCTTCAAATTCACGTTGATGTTTTCTTTTCATTTAAAACCTTTTTTTTGAGATTCCAAATCCGCATAGCACCAAGATGCGCGAGATGCAATTTCTCTTTATCAGTAATAGATCTTGCCTTCATATTGTTAATAGGTTTTTTTAAAAGTTTTGTATGAATACCGCCGCGATCATTTCTTGACACAATGATTATTCCTGCACGTTCTGGGACATGCTTTTCTACATCTTTTAGATTTTCTGGATATGCAAAATAAAGTCTTCTAATTGCTGGATGACTATGTCCATGCAATTTTTTTTTATCTGCTATTAAATCAGACTTAGAAACTTTTATTTCGATTTCATAGAGATAATTGCTACATGTGCAAATTAATAAATCACATTCATGTAATGGAATTTTATCAATATACATCCCCCACGACACGCCTGGAACAATTAAGTTTTGTCTAAAATCGAAATAACTTGAAAGTATTATTTCCATTTCGACTGTTTTTATTTTTTTCACAATGCACCAAAATTTATCTCATAATCAGCCATTGCCACAACGTCAGGATTATGTGAAATAAAAAAGCAGGTATCGAAATCACCGGTTGTCATCATTGATCTATAAAGTTGAATAAACTCGATAGCCTTTTCACTGTCCAGTGCTCCGTCCTCTTCATCAGCGAACAACGACCGGAAGTCACGGCCCGACTTTCTTTTTGAAACAAGCGTCATGCCTAGAGAAAGAGCCTTTGCAATCCAGACTTTTTGACCTCCGGAGAGATTTCCAAAATCATCCTCGGCCCCATCATCACGAATCACTTTAATCCAGAAAACTTCTTTTCCAGTTTCCGGGTCCTGGGTTATTATTTTAATCTGCGAGTCAAGTCCGAATGCTTGCTCAAGTAACGTGTTTGCTTCTGAAGTAATAAGAGGTGCAGCGCCGTCAATTTCAAGAGCCTGTAGGCCAGTTTTGGAACATGCGAGCCGGAGATAGTCCCATTCGTTTAATTCTTTTTGATACATACTTTCAATCTTTTTTGTGTCTTCGATTAAACAAATCAAGCCCTCTCTTTTTTTTATGTCGTTTACGAAGACGGCAGAGCAAGCTCTTAATTCGTCAAGAGCTTCTATCAAATCATATCGTTGTCTTGACAAAATTAATTTTTCGTTCTTTTTATTTTCAATCTTTTCATCGATATCAGTTTCAATGTTTTCATCGATATCGAAAATTAACTCCTGCGTTAATAAAATATCCTTTGACAATTCATTGCATTTTTCAGAAATATCTTTCTTCTTGGCCTCAAAATCATCACAGATACGTTTGCTTTCTGAATCCAGATATATCTTTTTTTCTTCGGCAATTTCGATCTGTGATTTTTTTGATGATAAAATTTTCAATTCATCGATCAATGTTTTAATACTCGACAATTTTGACTGATAAAATTCTTTAATTTCATCATTCATGAAATTGTCGGATGAAAGAAGAGTTTTTATATTGATGAATGAAGTATCTTCTTCTTTGAAATCTTTAATCTTAGCATTTATTTCATCATTCATCAGTCTTTCGTCCATTACACAATATGCAATTCTATCATCAAGATCGATGATGTGTGCATCGCAAATTTTAATCAAAGCTCTTATTGCCTTAATGTTTTCATCATTGTCTGATTTTAAATCATTCTCTATCCCTTCCAGTTTCGACAATTCGTTTTGTGCATCTTTGACCATTTTGATTGCAGGGCATATACTACTGCTACAATCTGGATCAATAGCCAGTGTGATCTTTTCTTTACAGATTACAACGTCGGACGTTGCTTGCATCACTGCGAAATTATTCTCCTCAGTATTTAATTTATTTTCTAAAGCATGTCGCTTCAGAAAAACACCTTTTTTATTTAATTCCAGGTAATTCAAAGTCGTTTTCAATCCATCAAGAATCAAATCATCTTCAAGGCTTTTGATATTTTGAAAAATAGACAACCGACTTTCATCAATAAATTTTATACCATTGTTAATGACGGGTTGCTCATCAACCGCACAGCCATAGCAACTTGAGAAATATCTTTCATTTTTCTCTATGGTTATGATTCTTGACGAGGCAGCAAATATTTTTTCTTTATTCGTTAAGATGCTATCAATGAATTCAATTTCTTCATCGAGCTTATATTTTTTGCCAGCAAATGATTGAGTTTCTAACTTGAGATCAATTGCTTTTTGATCACGATAAAATACGAGTTTTTTGAGTTGGATTTCAAAATCAGTTTTTCGCTCGATATTGACACTTTGTTTTTCGATTTTAGAATTTAAATCCTTGATAGACGATTCAGCCAGCTCTATTTTATTATCAATACCGTCGATCAAGGATTTTTTATCAGAAATCATCAAATCAGTTTCTTCGATTTTTTTATCAATACCATTGAGATCGGTTAGTTGGTCGTTACAAACATCAATCTTCCCGTCTATGACATTGAGTTTTTTCTCATAAAATTCAACGCCGGCCGAAGAAATTTTTCTATTTTCTTCAAGACGTTCAATCCGAAGGAATTCGACGAAAAGGTCTTTGATTTTTCCGGCAGTCATACTCGACATGTTTTCGCTGCCCTGGGCGCAAAAAACGGAATTGTAAAAAAGAACTTGGGAGCCGAACAAATCAATGATAAATTTATCGTACTCTTTCACTTTACCGTTGACTACCGATTCGCCGTCAACAACTATAAAACCCTCCGTCCTGTCCGATCCGGAATCTATTTTCACGATAGTATGATAAAGGTGTCCACCATACTCAAATCTTCTTTCGATAAAAGAATCTCGCAAAAAGAAATGATGCCGGAACGAACCTTTCCTTGAGGCAAACGTTCGGTAGGGGCTCATTAGTTCAAGCAGAGTTGTCTTGCCCTTTCCGTTTTGTCCGGACAAAGCCACGAGTCCGGTTTTGTCCGATAAATCGAACTCTATCTCATCGACGCCAAGACCTTTTTTGAATCCAATAGCACCACGAATTTTAATGTAAGTCATTTTCATGTGTTATCCCTCCTCATTTTCATATTGTGAAATATATTCATCCACTCCACGTACATCCACTCCGAGTGTGATTTTTGTGCCATCATCAAAAACGATGACTAATAGCTCGCATAGATGCAAACATTCAAGTTTGGTTCCTTGTTCATCCTCAAAATGAGAAATAGTTTTCCCAAGATATTTGTTTGAATTTTTCGTAGCCAGCTTTTTCATCTCAACTCTCCTTTTATTAATCATATAATTATTAATACAGATATTGTTTAAGATATGTCAAGTATTTTTTTAATCTTGTGATATTGAAATCACATCCTCAGAACATGGAACCACTTTTTTACCATTAATAAAAACATCAACGTTATTAATGGAATAAGATTCACATTTCCACGGTTCTTTTTCTCCTGATTCGAGAAGAGCGGCTTTGTTAAGAATAGAATCGTCAATCTTTTCTCCCCTTAATTCAGCCATGGCCTTGATTTTATCCGGAAGATTTTCAGCCTCAAGCACTTTTTCTGCCCGTACTGTTTCGCGTGGTTTTCTTACGATATTAACGATCATGGTTTGTGCGTTATATTCGCACAATAAGTCCTCGATAGCAGACCTGGAAACTGTTTTTGCTTCATCCTGCCAGACAGTAATTGTGATCTTGCAACCCCAATCACTATAGTCCTCAGCAATACCTTCGCACATTGATTCAATAGTCGGCATAATGTCAATATCGTCTTTTTTATTTGTCAAATCAAACTTTGCATCATGCAGATATCTGGCAGGGGTTTTGATGAATTCGGCGACTGATAATTGCCCACTATCCAGCAATTTGTGAATCCAAAACCCTTTATCCTCAGTCTCTCCATGATTCATTCTGGTAGGCGAACCGGCATATAGAATATAATCTCCCATATCCTGGCGGAGATGCAAATGCCCATAACAAATCAAATCAGCATTCAGTATAGAAAGTTGAGACTTTGAAATCTCAATATCGCGTCCAATCAATTGTTGTGTTTCCGAGATGAAAGCGCCTCCTATCTGGCCATGGCCATTAACAATATGAGGGATATTTTCAAACTTTTCTGCAGCGCCGCCAAACGAAGCGAAAATCGCGTCCATGGCGTTTGAAATCGCCTTATCCGTATCCTCAATTGACATGTCATTTACGAAATATTGCTTTGTAGGCTGGGGTATCTGAGTGATTACAAAATCAAGCTCGTCTATTTCAAAATCAACACGCTTTATGTTATAAAACCGTTTCTCTTTATTAAAATATCCGAATTGTTCAGGCCTGTCTGAAACTAATATAGGATGTTTACCACGGCATGATCTTAGCGCCAAAGACGCTTTCCCATCATGAGAGGGCGTACCGATCACAATTGCAACCGGTGCAACATCTAGCATAAAAGAAATAATTTCAAGAATACTGCGAGCTGATCTTGAATCAAGATCCAGGTGCCTTGAATCTGTAATGTCACCTGAGATGATAATCAAATCAGGTTGCTCTATTGCGGCCCTATCCGCAATATACCGGACGCATTTATAAATTTCATCATGATCTTTTTCCCGAAAATGCCAATCGGCAGTATGAATTATTTTCATGAACCTTTCTCCATTTTACCTTTTAAATGATTGAAAAAATCACATCGCCATTGCTGTTCTGAATTGCCGATTCCACCTTGAATCTTATCATTATAAAAATCAAAATCGGTTTTTGTTTTTTCGCATAATGTTTTTAAGATGTTCACCTGATCATCAATAGAAGAATTTTCAAAGTCTATGACACTTCCGTCAACCGAGTCTTCTTCCTGGGCTTCAAATTTATTTTGAGTTTCTTTTTCTTCGACAGGCACATCAATAATATCATCTGTTTCATTAATAGAAGTAGGATCATTATAAGCTATTTGACCCATATCCTTAACGCCTCCATAAATCATGTTTTGTGACTCGTTGAACGATCCGGACAATGCTTTCCTAACATCCGGATGTTTAGGGTTAAGTGCATAGTGAATCATTACAAACTGAGTGTTCAAAACTTGTTTAACATCAGAATATTGACTTTGAAGTCCAAGTACGAATCTGATAACCCTGGCCTTTGCTCCTGACTCAACAAGCATTAATTTATTTTTGCGCTTTTGGATCATGTCGCGTCGAACCATTGCAGAGACGAAGGATTCTTCTGTCTTATGACCGTTCTTTTTCCATTCCTGGTTACCGGTTAGACTCTTCACTTTTGCCCAATTTGCGGCATATTGATCTTCAAGTTCCATTTCGATGATTTCAAGATCAATATCCTTTTCAGCCTTATGGAAATATATTTTCCCATCTGCTTTCCGAACTCCTCCAACCGCCCGAAAAGAACAATACATTTTGTCTGTTCTTCCGTCAGTCCTACAGGTATCGATTGACGACCATTCGAAACCTGCAGCTGCGGAAAGTCTGAGTAATCCATTATAATGGATCCGATGCTTACCAGTCGCCTTATAAACTTCATCCTCTCTGAGTTCTACAGTCTCAATTACCGGCATATAAAAACTGTTTTCCATGGAAAGAATTGGGGAGGGCATAAAAACGAATGCACCCGCGGTTCTTTTTTCTTCAATAAATTTTCTAATTTCATCGTAATCATTCATTAATTATCTCCTTTGTGTTTAATTAATCATGTTATGATTACTATCATACAGCTATTTTATGCCTTGTCAAGCTTTTATCTTGACTTTGTTTAATGTTTGTTTTTTAATTGTCTAAACATATAAGGAGATATTAATGAAAATAAAATATGATGACGATTCAATAACTGTTTCAGTCGGTGGTGGTTATGTTTTCATACCAGTATATACAGATACATATACGATTAATAACCCTAAAATATTACAATATGATTTATAGGGTTTAATGTATTTATCAAATGAACATTTTATAGATATTGGCTTCAATATTTATCTACCACACTTAATTGATAAAATTAGAAAGGAAAAAAATGTCAATAATTAATGGTGTCGATATGCCGAATTTTACACCCGGAGAATTTTCCGAAAATCCTAATAAGTTCGCTCATCCTGAATTGTTAATAAACGCTCAAAAATTCAGGACTATTTTGGGCGCTAAGATTTTTCCTTCTAAAAGCATAGGGGCACTGGCAAGAACCTATGGTTCTATTGAATCAATGCATTATATAGGCAAAGACAAAATAGTCACAAAATCTGAGGATAAATATTTGTCAAAAGCCTGGGATATCTTCTGCAATACTCATATATTCAAGGCATGGACTGTGGCTGTGAGTTGTGGCTTGTGGACGGGAGTTGGTGTTTATTTCGATACGAACAGATCATGCCATCTGTGGCCCATGCTACATTTAGATTTAAGATCCTCTCCGTCAATTTGGTATAGAGAGCACGGGATATATCATTATCCAAATCAGAGCAAAACGTTTTTCACTGATTTACAGAATCTTTTTGAATGATTGTTATAAATGTTACCGCAACTAACTCAAGAAAGGAAGATGAAAATGGCAAAAGAGCTGTACGGATATTATTCTAGAAACGAAGATGATTGTGTTGTATTTTATGATGATGGCAGTTTGGCTGCGTAAGCCTACAGTTACCAAATATCAAGTAGTGGATATGTTGAATTGCCTAAAGAAGAAGCGGAAAAACTTTTCTTGGTTATGCTCAAATATTATACAAACCCGATAAAAAAATCACAGCGAGGAACAAAATGAGTGAAAGCAGAATCCATCAAGAAATAAGAACAAAACTTTTTATGACATGCACAGAATTTGCAGAAAAAAACAATGTTTCAAGAGCGACCGTATCCGGCTGGGGGAATGGAAAAAAAATATCCCCAAAGCATTGCAAATTATTGCATGCCCTGGGGATATCTCAGGAGACTATAGAGAGGCCAAACGAAAAAATTTAACCGTTTGTTGGTTCGGGCTCAAAAATATATCCTACTAATAATGTCATGGATGAAACATCATCAGAACCATCCGGATTGTAATAAAGTTCAAATTTTCCACCCTTAGGCAATTCGGAGAATTTATCAAGATTATCTAATAGAAAAGTTTTCTCCGGGTTAGTGTCGCTTGATATCACATCTTCAATCTTCATATTAGCAGTTTCGGTTCTCATGCTTTCTCTTGCATCAGATCCAGGGATAGCATCATACTGTTTAAATATTGCACCTATCCATACGTGCTGGGTAGAAAATATTTCAAATGCAATATCGTTGTTGGCACCAACGGTTGTTATGACACTTGATTCGTCGGGCGTTGTGAATGCGTATCCGCTTGAATAATAGTCAGTATCAAGAGAGGGGTCTGACCCGTATACAGCAACCTCCGTATCAACATAATGAATTGTAATCGCGTAGTAATTGCCGGGGATTAACGGAGTATTCAAAGAAGGAATTTCAAGAGCTACGCCAGCTATAAAATCCTTTATCGAATATGCCCTTTGGCCACCTATTAGATTTAATTCAACTTGAGCGGCTACCGCACCGCTGTTGAATCCTCTGTCACCAAGCTCTTCATATTGATCCGCATCATTGAGCCCGTCAATTCCTGACTCAGGAAGCGTTTTTCCAAAATCCCAAAGTTTGAAAAGCACGCTACCCGGTTTCGGTGTAGCAATAATATTATCTACCCACCCGTTCGAACCTGGCTTTGATCTAGTGCAACGAAATCCTATTTTTGTTATTGAGGTTACGTCCGTGATACCAGCATCCTCGACCATAGCAGATTCAGGCACTTCAATGTTTTCAAAAGTGTTGATATTTGAAATAATAAGAGGTACGGATTTTGTGTTAGCTCCATCACCTATAAAAAATTCAATGTCTACCCCGCTAGGCCCGTTCAAATTACTTTGTCTTATATCCATATCAAATTGAAAATCAGTATAATCGATAGAAGGAATGGTGTTGATCCACTCACCATCCGCAACGGTAGTGGGAATGTTCATTGACTTAGAGCCTTCAGAAAAAATAGTTTCATCGAGCAATGCAACGGACGCACCCGACCCTTCAACCCATTCGGCCTGCAACGCCGCCGAATCTGCGTAGCTCTCAAAATCTTCAAGAGTAGATCCTCCGCCACCTTCAAGGGTTATACCCCCAATGCCGTTTATGTTGTCATGGCTGGCCTGCCAAGCTTGACCGACTATATTTACAGCTGTAACAATTCCTTGAACTGACCGGCTTGATTCAGAATGCTCGTTGATTATTTGCGGACGTATTCGAAATTTATTGAGCACACCGCGTTGTACAGAATATTCTCTCGAATTACTTGTTTGTTTTGAATATGATGCTCGTATTGTTTGGGGCATTTTGATTTCTCCTTGTTTATTTTTTTACATATCTTTCGGAAAATACCATCCGTTAAATCTTACAGTGACATTTGGTGACGTACCGGTTGCCCTTATTTGAAACTGTTTCAAACTATCCAGACGAATATCTAACGTACTTACATTTGCATCAAATGAAAGGATAAAATGGCCTGAACCTACGGATTCAAATGCCCTCCAAAACAAAGACCCTCCGCCTACAGCAGACCCTGTTATCGTAATCTGAACTTTATCCACAAAATCTGGCACAGCATCAGTGGCGGTAACGGTTGTCCATGCTCCTGAGACTGGGGAAGCACTATAGACAATCTCCTCTTCGTCATAAAAAACAATATCATTTGCATGATAAAACGGCACTATCTCGTCAAAGCTGTTTACCCATGTTACGAATATACATAGATCGTTCCCATTGTACCAACCTTTTTTAACCTGATTATAAGTCGGGACCGTTAATGAATCAGTAATTTCAGCACTCGTAACTAATGTTGTATCCGAAATAGCGATTGCACTGTCATTTAAATAATAAAAAACCCACTGATCATTACCAAACGTTGACTTTGAATAAGAAATTGCTGAATCAATATGAAGCAATTGATCCCTGGTTACAAAATGTGGATATACTCCCCCTGTTATATCAATATCAGAGACGGAATCATAATCAAAATGAGCTCTTCTTAATTGCAAAAGTAAAGCTTTACTCAATGTCAATGTGGCTTGCCAGGTACCCGTAATATCACCAACCGGATCAACAACATTTGTTGAGGGCCCATTTGCCACAAATGATTTATATTCATTACCATCCGAGCCCTTAGCAGCTACACCGATCGCATAATCGATAGTATCATTATACTCAAGAAAAGGGCCTTTTTGATTTATCTCAACAGCTAATGCCGATAGATATCTAAATAACTGATTGAATTGTTGACGCTGCGGAAACGAACCTCCTGGGGTTGAATAGGTAACAGGCCAGAGTTCGTTTAAATCCAAGCCGCCCAGCCCCACGTCGCCTGAATTTGCATATTTTGTTTGTATTAGTGCGTCTACATCTCTCATTGTTTTTATCCTTTAACTCTTAACCGTGGCTTACAAATATATTATATTAATTTTAACACCTGCCGGCTTTGTTATTATTCCTGATTCAATCAAAGATTTCGTGACAACATCCAAGGTATCGTCAAAAACAACATCAAGAGTCATGTCACCATTATCAACATAATAACCCGTTCCGAATGCTCCTTGGATTGTTGCATTAAGAGAAGGGATTGAGCAATCTGTTAGCAATTGACCGCCTCTCACAATAAGAAGAGACCTGTATGTATCATCGTCTATCCCAATTTTCTCAGGCCCACTGACAGGCGCGAATGTGTTCTGATCAAAACCAACGCCATTTCCGTCAAATCCAAACCATTCAGAAAAATCCTCTTCTGAATATTTTGGCCTCGGATATATTAATCGATCACCAATATAGTCGAGCCAGATTCCGGTAGCTGTAAGGATTGATGATTGTTCGTCAAGATCGTTTGTCGGATCAACTAACTCATCCTGTATTATCTGATTTATGCTGTCTATAAGATTTTTTAAAATTGTGCTTTGCCGTGGCTTGCCTTCGAGCAGACTACTATTTCCGGTAATATCAACAGGGACATGAGGTGTCAATGTGGGTTGCACAAATGGTGGATTGGGCGTGTATGGCGACGCTCTGTCAATCCATTCTTGACCAACCCTGTCAACCCATTCCTGGCCGAATCTATCTATCCATTCCTGTGACATTATTTAGCCTTTAATATATCAATTTCTTTCCGTAATCCTTGTATCTCTTTCAATAAATCTGGTATAAGTTTTTCATAATGAACGCCCTCAACCTCAAGACCTTGTTCTGTTTCATTATAAAATACGAGTCTTTTACTTACTTTTTCAACATCTTCGGCAATTAGGCCATGTTCTTTTATCCCAGTACCTTCATCAATATAATTATCGTTTTCGTCTTTTTTCTTGTACTCAAACTCGGCAACATCTAAATCATATATATATGATGTATCAATCTCGTAGTTAATCTTTGTTTTCTTTCTTTCTGTCGATGAATTATATCCAAGTTCGCCGAACTCATTAATTAATAGTTGTCGATAAGTTTCACCGTTCATATCATGGTCATAGACTTGAGGCATAGCGACGATTCCGCTATTGTATACAATCATTCCAGTTACCCATGAAATAGTAGAATCTGCTGCATCAGATACGGCTGTATACCAAGTATGCTGTCCATTACCCTGCAGATATCTGGATGCCTCATCTTCTACAATACGCTTGTGCCCGCCATCGTAATAAGCGTTTTGCATTATGTCTAAATTTCTTCCAGCGAGCGCACTTGTATCACACGTAAATGCTGCTGTGCCACCAAGCTGTATAACTGATAGAGAGTCAACCCAATCCTCAAGACTTGAATTGCCTACACCCATATTACCATCTTTATTAATATGCATTCTTTCAATTGCTGTGGTAGAACCCGCAGGGGTTGTACTAATTTGCACCTTTGTGGGGCTGTCATCTGCGTCCCATACTCCATCAGCCCCACACGAGACTACCCCAACATTCCGTATTGTTGTCTCTCCACCCCTAAAATTTACAGCGCCTATAGTATTACCAATACCGACATCTGGGTCCACCCTTTCGAGTGTTAACTGTGTGGTGCCTGAGGATGCCGCGTGAATTCGGACAATCGGATTAGTAGTTCCAAATCCAGCATTGCCATTTTTATCAATGGCCATTCTTTTTTCAGCAGTTATTGATCCTGCTGGAGTTGTTTTTAATACTATTCTTGTTGGGCTGTCATCTGCTGCCCAGGCACCATCCGCCTCAATATGAATAGCTCCAACATCAGCAATTGTAGACTCACCACCACGGGCATTAATACCACCTATTACATTTTCGGCGACCACTGTAGTGCTGATACGTTCTAAAGTAAGGAGTGGAGAGCCTTCACGCGCCAAATGCAATTTACTAATAGGATTAGTAGTGCCGATGCCTACGTTGCCATCATTAGCAATAGTCAACGCTTCAATCCAACTTATAACATCATCGGCCGTTCCGCTTGCAGCTATTCTGAATATATGAGTTCCATTTGCTTGTGTGTATTGAACTGCTTCATTAGTGACTTGATATCTCCAATCACCATCATAATAAGCATTATGTGATACAGCAAAAGAAGTATCCGAGCCAGACGCAGTGGTAGCCAGTAAAGAAGCATTGCCTCCTATCTGTAACGCTGTCCAGGCACTATGCCAATCTTCAAGGTTTGAATTGCCTATGCCAACATTACCATCCCTACGTTGATTAGAGGAATCGTAACCAAGTGTTCCGTTATCTGTAACGAAAACCTCTCTATATGTTAATCCGGTGACATCTTCAAAATATACAAGTGGCGTTCTTAAAACTCCACTATCGTCCATACTCATTACGGTTGATCCAGCTGTTTGGAAAAATATATCACCGCCAACAACATCCCCGGCAGTTATAAATACTCGACCGCCTTGTGAAGCATGATCATTACCGAAAAGTGTTATTGAACTACCTCTATTTGTAGTAGGAGCGCCTCCACCAGCAATTCTTGTGGCATTTGTATCCGATCCATTCTCAGTATTCTGTGTAATATCAAAAAATAACGCACTACCTTTTATTGAACTAAATTCCGCAGATAATAATATCCATGCCCCAAAACCAGTATCATTATCGTTAGGGACAATTACAGACGGGCTTGACTCAGGATTGGTAGTATTATTATTTGTTTCATCATATCTGTATGTAAGAAAAAAAGAGTTATCGATTCCGAATGTTTTGTCATTCGTAGATAATGTTAAATATGAAATGCCGTTAAGCGCAGGATTGACAGGCTCAAGACCTGATCCAGTAAGTCCGGTAAAAGATTTTTGTGGCATAACTTCCCCTTTTAAGACAAATTCACGTTTATATCATCGATTGATAAAAACTGAATCTTTTCGTTAAGATCAGCAACAATTGTCTCCACATCACCACCACCGGCCTTATCTTCCATTTCTAAAGCTGTGACCGTATGACCAGGAACCGAATTGATGGGAGTATAAAGCCTGAATTTATGCAAATCTTCAGATATTTTCATTCCATCAAGTTCAAACAAATCCGGTTCAGGATCAAATGGGCCGCCGCCGTTTATATATGCCAGTGTTCTTTCTTTCAATAATTGCTCCCCATCCGCTGGGAAATTAGTTCCTGCGGTAGTTGATATGGTAACTTCGAGATCAATAAAATCCGGACGAAAGAAATTGATATCTGCATGTGGTGGATCGGAAACTGTTGTTGTTCCGGTCGTTCCGGTCCCGCCTGTTTTCTTCAACCTGATTGCATCTGCAATGTCCTGGTCAAGTCCGCCTTCAACAACCATTGCTATTGAATGAGGATCGATTGAAACATTTTGGACAGTGATAGGTGAGTCAGTATCGTTCTCTGTGCCTATGACCTCAACTACATTGTCTTGTTCTGAAATCACAGAAACCATGGACTCAAGAACGGACAATGCGTTCCTGAAAAGCTCTGTGAAATATCGCTGCCTATATGCCGAATCCGATTCAATATTACGGCCGGTTACACCGTCCGCTGGATTTGTTACAGTTTCCCAGCCAGGAACTATATCAACAATGGAAGTCAATTCTCCGGCAAGTAATTCAATTGGCCCGGTTTCAATGGCTGACATGGTAGCAGACGTAACACCACCGACATCCAATTGCGCATCATCGTCTATTTGATATGTATCACCTGAATCACTTTTTGCTCTTGATCCGGCGGGAACAACATTACCGGGAGTTCCACCGAGCGTTACAGTCACGATTGTACTTTCCGCTCTGTTTTTTGGAATACCTATAAGAGATGCAAGCCCTTCTATTTGCGCACTAAACGCCCTAAATATATTAACAGCTCCGCCAACACTGATCACAGCATCATCGGATTGAGACATGGACAAAGCCAGATTGTCAATAAATTGTCCCTGTGGTGATTTTGCATCAACATCAATAGCCTCACCAAAAGCGGCCTTAAAAGCTGCTCTCAATAGGGTTTGATATTCTGTCAAGGTTGTAGGTGTTATGCCTGTATCGGTTACAGTTGCCATTATAGACTCACCTCTGTTTCTCCGAAAATGCTTTCGATGACCACGCTATATGAAAATTCCCTGGTATTCCTATCGAGTTCCGCAACAACATTTTTGATATTTGTCACCTCAGATTCTTTCAAAACTTCAGCATTTAAAACGGATGCTGACAAATCCTGATCAACAGGCTTTTTCAGAATTTCTTCAAAATAAGGAACGCCGGCCGTTGTATCCATAAAATATTTTCCTCTGAATAATTTAAGGCGTTGATCTAAATTTTCAGAAAGGCTCTCAAGACCTTCAATTATTTTTATGTTTCCAAGGGCATCAAGTGCGGGCTCTCCGTCTTCAAAATACCATGTTCGCATCAGGGCACCTTTATTGTTGAAATCTCTGCGCCAGACATGTCAGCTATAGCGGTAACACCATTCCCGGGAGGATGGCTTGCGTGTGCGTTATAAGCTGTTACTAAAGCATTAAGTTCAGCCTTCAAAGTATCAAAAGCAACCTTCATATCTGTAAAAGCAATAGCTGTGTCTGAGTCACCATTTATCATAACCCTATCATCTTCTATGCACACATAGAAAGAACCATCTTCTTTCTGTAAACACATGCCTGTTTCTGATACAGGTGTTACGGAAAGACCGCCATAACTCGGTATCACATGAGCATCTTCTTTATCAAATATTCCGTTCCCCGGATCTTCTTGCGAAAACGTTTCTTTGAATTTAGTAATCCCTCTTTGAGAAAATTTTAGCTCAACAGGAGTGCCCGACGGCAGGGGGGAAAGAAGAGTAAACCCCCCTCCCGAAGGCCACAAAACCGGCACATTTACAATAGCCGATTGTGCAGTCGTGGTGCCATCAGTCAACAATATATTTATTGCCGGTCTTACACGGCATCGTTTTGTAGTTGAATCGTAGCTTTCAATGATACCAGGGATTGACACGAAAATTGTTTTAATCAATTGATTAAAAACAAATTTCAATGCATCTGTCAGATTGTCGTATTCCTTTTCCGTGTCAAGATTGCTCATAATTAAATAAGTATTCTTTTTTTCACAATATGCATATTATCTTTTAATTCAAAACTAAACAACGAATCCTCAAAAGGCTGTTTATCGCATTTTGAAATAAACAGACCACCCAATTTATTTTTATTTTCATAATACAATGTTGCAATCTGAAAACCAAACATTCTTAAAAAAGGATTAAGCAATGTCTTCAGTAATGACCTGTGATTGCAAACTTTATTATTTTTATATATTATTCCAAGATTAAGCCGTTTCAAGTTCAACACCTATCCCCTCGGTGACAAATATGCCCTCCCTGTTGTCACCTTTGTGTAAGGTTTCAATTACTTTTGTAACACCATTCACAAGCTTAGATTCTATTTTAACACGATTGTTCAGTAAAATCCTACCATTTAAAACAGATTTAAAATTGATACCTTTTTCAGTAATCGAGGGGCTTCCTATTAACCCGGTATCCTTATTCAACACAACCACATTATCAAGGGCTTTTTTGTTAGCGGAGAACTTTATAAAATTCTCATTTTCAAACCACTGAACCCCGATAGGATTCAAAATTTTATCTAATAAGTCGCTTGTTTTTCCGGAAAAAGAAAAATCATATAAAAATGCATTGTCCGGTATCTGGTCAATATCTGTGGCGTCCATATTAAAAGTTGGAATTGAATCAAGAACGATTTGCTTTACTGATACCTGGCCCGAATATGATTTATTAAAAAAAGCCTGTGAAATCTTAAATACGTTTCCTCCGATATGCAAGACGGTTATCCTGTCTGGAGATTCAGGAACGGTTTCGGTTCTCCTGACATCACCATCATGGAGAAGGACTGGTCTGTTATCGTGACCACCAAAAACCTGAATCCTTGAGCCGTTTTCTTTTATTTGGTTCTCCGTCTCTTCTTTAAGATTAAAGATGCCCACAGAACCCTCGTTTGGTTTTGCGCTTATATTTTTCTTAATCTCAATCTGAATATAGAAATTCTCAAAAGCAATTGCTTCACCATTATTCGGACTAATAACAATCCTTATGATTCTTTTATAAAGCCTCAATACCAACCTCTTGAGATTCTTCAGGGGTTAAGTAAATCAATAAATGTGTGTTATTCCAGGGATCATCTTTTCCGAGCTCTTCTGTTTTTTCGATGGAAGGGATGCAAATAATTTCACCGATAAAATCAGACGAAATACTTTTTAAAATTGGTGATCCAACATTTATCCTATATCCGGATACTATTTGAACACCGGTTGAGAATGCCATGGAAAAGAACCAACCTTCACCGATATCTTGATACCATACCCTGGCTGTAACCTGTTGATTATTCAATACAGTTGTGAGTGTTTGAGCAAAATCGTTTGTTAGGGGTAATATTTGCATTAATTAAAAACTCCCGATATCCCTTCAACTATTTTTAAAAGGAGTGTACCATTCCCTGGAACCTCAGATTGTTTTTGGCCGCCGTTCGCATCGCTTCCTTTTGTATCTGCCGGGTCACTGAGTTTTGCGGGAGCAAGTTTAACAATTTCAGTTTCTGCAAATTGTGTTTCTTCAAGAGTGATTGTGAACAATAGAGATAAACCGGTATCCTTGTTCACAGCAGCATCGGCATTTATAACGAGCATATTTTCATACACTCCAAGGGTGGTGATGACCGTAACAAGCTCACCGCTGTTTTTCATTTCTTTGATTCTGCCCCATGCCTCTTTACTTCTTTTTGCACCACCTATTCTGACAAGCCCCAACACATTAGGCTCAAGATCGGAAACGATTCCTTTCATAATAAGCTGTTCAGGCTCAACAACAAAATTATCTGTACGGCTTGATCCATCCTCGACAGGATATTTTGTTTTTGTAACCGGCATATTATGATTTTCATCATAATAAATATCCGCGACACCTGATATAAAATCAATATCGGGTGACTCACTACCGAAAAAAAAACCGAATGCTGAAGCTGCGATATCTACCATTTTTACCTGTCGATCGAAGAGTCGAAATCTTCAACCGTGTTTTTGAATTGCTCTTTCAATGCCGAATCAACGTTTTCAGCTATCTCTTTTGAATCACCACCCCGTGCATCAATGTTGATATTTCCTACGCTTACGCCTGTTGTCCTGCTGACAGATTTATTTGACTGATTTAATACTTGATTCGATGGAGAAACTGCTCCAACCGGAACCGGTTGGCCTATTCCGAAAAAACCGGATATTTTATCGAGGCCAGGTATTTTCCCACCAAATGATATAAGTTTATCAAACCCTTCAAGCACAGAATCAAGGGGATTTTTTATAAACTCAACTATTCCATCGCCTATTATTGTGAGCCAATGCCACCACAATTTAAAACCTTCTACTGTTTCAAATAAAAGAAGGCCAAGGAAATCACCGAAAGAACGAAATGCAGTTTCAATTTTAGGGAATTTTTTAAGGAAGTTTCCTATTGCCGATTCACTTCCTGAGAAGAATGCAAAAAGTTCTTCACCCAAAATAGCAATAGCAACACTTATTACACCAATTGCAATAGGAATAAGTGTAAATGGGCCTAATGCTAAAATCCATGCAGCCGCAGCTCTAATCCCCATGGTTGTATATGCTACACCTACAGCGCCGAGTATTCCAATGATTGAAAGCAAAATCTCTTTATGCTCTCTGAAAAATGATATTCCATTTGCAATCATTTTGAAGAATTTTGCTAATGGCTCGAAGAAAAATCCTGCAACCTCAAACTTAATAGCGTTGATAGCCTGGGCAATATTTGTCATACCATCAACGAATTCGGCCGCCCTCGCTGCATCTTGTCTTGACAAGACACCGAGCCTTGCAGCTTCAAGCCTTAAATCTGCGATTGCTTCAGGCGCCGTTTGAAGCAAAAGGATCGTGCCTTTGTCAATTCCCATTTTCATTGCAAGATCGAACTGTTGAGCCTTTGACAATGTAACGAATTTTTTATTCAAATCAACCAGCAATTCATCTGCAGTTTTTGTGTCACCATTGGATTTGTGAACCGACAATCCATAATCTTCAAAAGCAAGTTTGGCACGACCTGTACCTCGCTCAACCTCACCAATACTTTTATTTAAGTTTGATAGCGATGCTCTAAGCCCCTCAACAGTTCCACCCTGTCGTTGTGTTGCAAACTCAAGCTCTCCAAGTGATTCAACAGCCAATCCATTAGCATCAGCCCATTTTATTGTCTCGTCAGCTGTTTCGGCTATTTGATTCAACAGGAATCCACCACCAAGAATAGAACCTATTCCGGCTGCGACTTTAAACACGGTTGCCTTAAAATCGGTAAGACCTTTTTGGGCTTTATCTAATCCGGATTTATCGGTTTCAAAGCCGAATCGAGTTATAAGGGTATCAAGAATTGTCGCCATTTAATTTCTTTGCCGCCTGTGTTGATCGGTATTCATTTTCATTCTTCACCATCAGGATTTCGTTTAAATCCATGATGTCATCAATACCAATTCCAGTTTCATAAAGCTGGCCTATTGTTACCAGACCAGCCATCAGAGGACCTGAAAAAATAGGAGCTATGTTTTTGGTTGCAACCGATTTAAAATCTGGCCCGCGCCTGGGAAAGCTGACGTGATCTCTGAAAAAGACCCGGAAAAATTTATGAACAAGGCCCTCGCAAGAACCTCGTATATGTTTATCACTTCAAAGTTTTGAAAAGCAGTGTCTTCCATGCCCTTTAAGTTTATCCAACCTTTTTCAACGCCTATTTTTTCGCCTTGAAATTGGATATACTTAAACATTTTTGACATTAAGCTTTTAATAAAGCTCGGAGGAAGGCCCATAATTGTTTTTGTGAAAAGAATTATATTTTGATCTTCAGACCCGTTTCCGCTATCAAAGCCGTCGGCTGTCTTCACAAGATTTATCCTTATCTCTTCAAATAATTCAAAGCCTTCGTAGGGTGGAAGTTTTTCAATTGTAAATGAAGTGTCTTTAATTTCAAATTCTTTGTTTTTCAAATCTTTAAGATTTGCTATCATTTTTTCGAGAAAATTATTCTCTTCCACTTCTTCTTTTTTTTCCATATTACCCTTCTTTTTTTATTCTTAAAAATTTGCTGCCAAATATACAGGTGTAATTGTTTCAAACTCAATCGTAAAATTGCGGTTACCGGCGGCGCCTTTACCGAGTGTTTGTCCAAGCGGAGCGTTTGAAAGAGTCCCTTTTGTCATTGTTACAACTACCTGAGAAATAGAATCTTTCGCAACGCAAAACCATTTTACCGGGACGCCGTTCAATTGCGCTGCCACTGCATTCATAAGAAATTTTGTTGACGGAGAATTTGCCAATAATTTAAAAACGACAGGGCCGCCTTTGTTGCCCGTTCCGATTGCAACCATTTTTCCATCTGCACCCCTGACAACGGTTGCCAGATCGACGTCAGGAAGGCTCAACCCGTCTGTGTCATCACTCCATCCGGTCACAGTATGACCGTTTAAAACGACTGCTACTTGTTCAAGAGAGAAATCCATTCATCACCCCCATTTATATTTATTAATTTTCAAAAATTAAAGCGATATCAACTTCCTGAATTGCTCCGCTGCCCTTCATCCATACTTTCCATGGCGGTGAAATTCTTTGATTTCTATCACTTTGAGATTGTGTGAAAATGCCAGGCGCGTAAACAAGAAATCCGGTTGCAAGGAATCCGTCAAAATCCGAATTGCCTGTTGACTGCTGAACATCAAGTATTGTTGCGGCTGATAATTGTCCCGGAGCTATCCCACCGTTTGTTACAGCCTGTCTCATAACGGCTTCAATAACACCTTGAATCGCCGCCATACCGGCCTCAGTCTGGGGAACCTTGTTTGAGTTCCGAAGAAGATTAAAAACGTCTACCCGGACAGCATTGACAGCCCAATCAAGAAAATATCGGACATCAATCCAAACGTTCGGCTTCATGGTCGTGCCATTATAGACGCCATTGACGGAAGGTGATCCGGAACTGAAAAAAGGAGCGTAATAATTTACATATTTTTCCTCAAGCGCACTTTGCTGAGTTGTTGTATAATCATCCGCAACGGTTCCGGGAAGTTCTTTCAGGTTGCCTGTGATTATAGTATTCGCACCGTCAAAATTCACAGATGAATACCGGCCGGCAAACGACAATGCCTTATAATCTTCGGTTTGGGATTGCACACCTGCTATTCTTTGAGGCTCTACTGCGAATAATTGAGCGAATACAGACGTGGATTCGTCGGGAACCAAAGCTGCTGTCTCAAAACCATCAAGAAAGTACATGTATGATCTTGAGGCTACCCATGTGGATACCTCATCAATCGTAGCGAAATCAACAATTGAAAGATCATGGCAAATGAAATAAGGGGAATCATTAAGAATGATAATGGCTGCAATGGCTTCTGTGATTGTTTCTTCATCAGCTCCCTGATTCAATGTCGCATCAGAATCAAGGCCAAGTAAACCAGATATGTCTGTCCCAACCAGGGGATCGGTTGTAGAAAATACAGTCAAAGTCTGATCGGCCCCAACTCCTGTACCGGTTGTAACCTCAAATCTTGATTCGGTCACGTTATAAACGCATGTCGCGGCTGCAAAATCCGGATCACTACCGGTTCTAAGTTCCGTTTGAATCGCTGACGCAACTCCGGCAAGATCACCGGGGACTGTCAAATCAACTGCTTCGAAATTTTCGCCTTTGCATACAAAAGATCCATCAGAAATAGCATTCAAAATCAGAAAAGTTGAATGGTCATCCCCGATTATTTCAGCTGCCACATCTTCATCTATCCAGCGACCGATAACACAATTTTTCGGGAAGGGAATTTGCTGATAAAGTATATCCATTGCATCCCTTGGCTCAGTGCCTATGGCAAAAATGTCCGCATCGTCGGCATCTGCGACCTCTAAGATTCTATTAGAACCGGTCCCAAGGATACTGGTATCTTTCGTTACAAACATCATGAGACCAAACTCACGCCGAAGGACGCCACCACCAGTTATTTGATCCGTAACTCGTACAATTTTACTTATATCAGGCATCTGTTACCTCCACTGTTTCAGTTAAGTCTGTCTCAGCCGACAAGGTTAAATCTATTTCGACTGAGCCTATTGCATTAATATCCTCTTGACTGGTTGATTGATACCTTAATGTGATATCAACGGCCCGCCTTATTTCATTTTTTGAACCCATCACCGAATCTAAATTTTGAACAGGCCCGGCAATTTGCCATGTAAGTCCGTTCTCTGCAAGCCAGATTTGACCGGTTGATGTTGACGCATAGCTGAGTAACCCCTCGGCATAATCAGCGGCACCATCCCGGTAAAACTGGACAGAATAGGTTATCTCGCGACGGCCACTATGATTCAATGTTACTTCTGTTTCCGATGGGCCTTCTCTGGCAACTTCTGAATCAATTCCTGACCCGATTTTTGTTATTTCTAAAACTGTAGCATAAGGACCGTTTGGTGCTCCATGACTATCATTTCCAGGAATAACCCGAAGATCAAAATCGAGTCCGGTTGCAAGGGAAACAAATTCTCTTATTTTCTCGTCGAGATCAAATTGTAATGGTTCAGCCATTTTGACCTTCTAATCTTGTTGCGTAAACTTCAAGGTGTCCGTAGGTGCTCATGTTATAAACAACCCTGACAGCATATCGAATTCCACTGATAGCCGGAATTATAATATCAGAATCGGTTTGTTTGGTCCCAATTCTCAAAGGTGATATTGCATTATAATCAGATGTTTCAAACAGAATACATTTTGCATCAAGAAGCCGTTCGCCTTCCGGAAGTTCACTTCGACTTTTTCCATCAAGAGGCTGAATACTTCCAAACTCATTAGGGAAAGTATTATCTGAACCA